GGACGTTCAGCTCTACGCGTCTATTCTCGACGCGTCGTCCGACACCAACAATCTGAATGCGGCGGGAATCGTGACGGTGTTCAACGCATTCGGTACCGGACTTCGGGTGTGGGGCAACCGGAGCGCCGAGTACCCGGCATCCACCGCGCCGGACAATTTTATCTCGGTACGGCGCACCATGGACGTAATCGAGGAATCGCTGGAACTCGCGATGCTCCAGTTTATCGACCAGCCGATTTCCAACGCGCTGATCACGGCGATCCTCGCCAGCGCGAACGCGTTCATCAGATCGCTCATCCAGCGCGGCGCGCTGGTAGCCGGCGCGGCAAGCTTCGACCCGGCGGAAAATCCATACACGCAGATCGCCGCCGGCCAACTGGTCTTTGACATCGACGTAATGCCCCCGCCACCCGCGGAAAGAATCACCTTTGAGGCATTCATAGATGTGACGTTGCTGCAGCAACTCGGACAGACGAGCCCGATAACTGCAGCGGCGGGAGCGACCTCGTAACTCGCGCGGATCCCAGGGGAACAGGATGAACATCCAGATCAACTCACTGACTAACGCAAATATATATATCGACGGCGTCGGACTGCTGGGCCGCGCCGAAGAGATCGAGATCGCCAATCCCAAGCACAAGATGATTGACTACAAGGGCCTGGGGATGGCCGGAACGGCTGAGCTGTGGGCGGGCGTGGAAAAACTCGAATCGATAATCAAGTGGACCTCGTTCGACGCGAGTACGCTTACGATGTCAACCAGTCCGTTCCAAACACATTCCTTCCAGGCACGGGGAAATCTGGAGCAGTACACCAGCCAGGGACGAACTGCGCAACTCCCGGTGGTGTACCTGATGACGGGAATTTTCAAGGACGGCGGAAGTCCCATTTTCCGTCAGCATAAAATGGTCGAAACCACGTCGGTGATAAGCATCTATCACTGCGAGCTATACGTGGCGGGAGTCCAAATATACTTGTACGACGTATTCGCCAATATCTACGTAGTCGGCGGCGTCGATCAACTGAGTACTTTCCGTTCAAATCTCGGCGGCTGACCCGGGATTGCATTGAAATTGGAAGACAGGGGCGATGATTAATGAAGAGCGATGAAATTACGGTGAATGGAGTACGTATCGGTGGCGCGGAAACGGGAGAGGAAGAAGATATTCGGGCCATCGATTTACCTTCTGGCTCGCGCGCTGCGGTGCGCAAAGGTCATGGACGGGACCTGATGCGGGCCCAACGGGCAGCGGCGGGTAGCGACGCGAGCGCGGTGATATTTGCACTAATCGCGGAGCTGACGCGCGTGGACGGGCGCAAGATCGTGTACGAGGACGTGCTCGAGATGGATCTTGGCGACGTGATGGCGCTGCAGGACGAGGTGATTGGCGAAAATTTCGACTGCCCTCCGCAGCGAGCTTCGCAGGCCTCGTTCAATCCGGATTCTCAGTCCAGGAGCTGAGCGGGATGGACTTTGCGGAGCTGTCGTATTGGCTCGACGCGGTGACGGATTATGAGCGGATGCGCGTCGAACGCGGCGGAGGGGACGAATCGTGAGTAGTAATTACAGTGACTATAGCGCAATGCGTGGAGTAACTAATCACGCGAGACGGTGAGACGATGGGAGTGAGACTATTCGTAGGGAACCTGAGTTTTTCGTTAGGCGATGGCGATTTGCGTGAGGCATTTGCCGGGATCGGCGGAGTGGAACGAGCCGAGATTGTGCGCGACCGTTTCGACGGGCGCTCGCGCGGGTTCGGATTTGTCGAGATGACCAATGAGGACGACGCCGCGGTCGCGCTGCGCGCGATGAACGGCAAGGAACTCGCAGGACGTCCGTTGCGAGTCGAGGCCGCGACCTCTCAACGCCGGCCATTCGACCGTAACGTCGCGCGAGCCTAGTTGAACCTTTCAATCGCGGCATCAGAGCGAATCATTAGATGGCAAGGCAATCCAGGACAATCGACACGCCGGCGGAGATTAGCGGAGCGAAGTCGGCGCGCGCGCTCAGCCATCTCGACCGGATGGCCGGCTTCGTAGGAGAGAGCATCCGGATCGCGCGGGCGACTGCTGGCATCGCGATGGCCGCAGGTCATCGCTGGCAACTTCCCGCGCATGCTGCCCTTCTGAAATACGACCATCGTCCGGAGGCAGAATCCTTCGCGAACAGAGATACTCGTAGCGACGGCTCTCAGAGCCGGTTGGACGACAATCCAGGTCGAAATGGAGGAGACAGTTGGAGAAAGACTGCGAGCGCCGCGCAATTGATTCGGCCGTTCGCCGTGGGCGCCAGAGCGCTGAATGCGACTGCGCGAGTACGTGACGGCATCAGGGGCAACGAAGCGGCAGCTTCAATGGCGCGGCTGAAAGACTCGGATGGCGCGATCGATGGAGAGTCACGAGGAAGGCCTGGCGGTCACGCGAATGCATGGCATCGCACGACTGCAAGGGTCGATGCCGGCGGCCGCTTGTCGCGGGAAATTCGGGAATTGTCGCTCGCGGCGGATGCTCTGTCGCGAGTTGAACGCTCAATTGAATGGGGAAGCGCAGCCTGGGCGACTTCCACTGCGGGCCGACGCGCGACACGGTCCGGATTGAAGAGCTCGAGCGATTTCGCCGAGCGGGCGCACCGCGCGAGCGAAATTGCCCAGACGATGGTTGTCGCGAATACGGAATCATCGCCGAGATCAGATGCAGGGCGAGTTTCGAGTCGATCACGAGAGAGTCTCGAAGCAGAACGAGAGGCGTTCGCCGGGACAGGCTTCCTCGCGAGCGCTCGCATGGCTTCATCGATCCGCGCGGTGATGCCGCCCGCAAATCTCTCCCAGCGCGAGTTCGCGGAACCATCGGGCAACTCTCGTGGTCCGAATAACAGCAGCGTGCGCACGGGGATCACTATCAACTCGTCGCCGACGGTCGTGATCAACGCGCCGGCAGCGGGCGGCAATGTAGAGCGTGATGCGATTGGCGCACTGCGGGCGCATCGCGAGGAACTGTTCAATCAATTGAAACGAGAATCGGCGCGGCGCGAGCGCGCGCAGTTCTGAGGAGCGATTAGTTGTTCGCAGCATTGGGCGACATTCAATTCGGGGTGGTTGGCTCTCCGGAAGGCTACGAATCGGCAGGGGCGTACGATTTTGCCGAGCAGCGGGTGATTGAAAGCAAGCCACGGCTGCAATGGGTCGGCGACGATCTCGAGCGGCTGAATTTCGACCTGATGTGGCACTCGTCGTTCACGAACCCTGCCGTGCAGCTGGCGCTATTGCGCGCGACGGCTGCGCAGCATCTGGCGCTGCCGCTGGTCTTTGGCGTCGGAACGTACCTGGGTCTCTTTGTGATCGAATCGATTAAAGTGAAATCGATGCAGATGTCGGATCTCGGCGGATTGCTGACAATCAGGGTCGCACTCGCACTCAAGGAATGGATAGCTGACCCGCAACTTGTTTCCAGCGCGCTGCCGGTTGCGACATTTTCTCCGTTAGGAATCACGACGGCGTCGACCGGAACCGCCGGCAGTGGCTCGGACGGATCCACGCCAGGCGTGTCGGCGTTGCTCAGTATCCCGTCTGCGACAGGCACAAGCGGTCCCAATCTTGAAGCGGACGACGTGCCCGCCGCGGTTATCGTGAGGAGCGCCGCGCGATGACGCCGTCCGGACAGTTCATACTTCACATTACGACGGCCGGTGAACGCTGGGATCTGTTAGCCTGGCAATACTATGGCGATCCAACTGACTATTCTCCGATCATAATGGCTAATCCGAATGTACCGATAGAGCCGGTGTTCGATGCCGGAATATCGATCGGCGTGCCGATCCTGCAGAAGAGCGTGGTGGTCACGGCCGATTTGCCGCCCTGGAAATTGTCTCGGACGGCGAGTGCGTAATGGCTCCGACGGCATCGTATCCAGTTCGTTCGCCGCAATGGATACTCAATTATTTGGGCGTGAATATTACCGCCGATGTATCGCAAATGGTTCTTGCGATCAGATATGTCGATCGGCTCGATGGCGCTTCAGGCGAGCTTGAAGTGGATCTCGAAGATTCCGCGAAGCTATGGCAAGGGCCCTGGTATCCGGCTCTCGGCGACATAGTCAGTCTGCAAATTGGCTATAGCGGCGAGGCTTTGCTGGATTGCGGTGAATTTCAGATCGACGAGCTGGAATTGGATGGACCGCCCGACGTGATGAGACTCCGCTGCCTTGCCGCATACATCACGCCGGCGATGCGCACAGCGAATACTGTGGCGTACGAGAACATGGGCATCGTGGAAATAGCGGGGCTAATCGCAGGGAAGTACGGGCTGGTAATGGTGACGGCGTCATCCGAGTCCGAGAGCGATGTCGTGTTTGCCCGCGTCACTCAACGCCGCCAGACGGATCTGGAATTTCTGAAACGGCTGGCGAGAGAGCACAACTTCGGTTTTACAGTGCGTGGAGGGCAGTTGGTCTTTTACGCGCGACCGGTGCTCGAGTCCGTACCTGCGGTGGTCGCGATTACACGATCAGATGTGGTTCGATTCTCATTTCGGAACAGAACACGCCGAATCTACGATGGTGCGGAATTCTCATACTTCGATCCCGACACGAAACAACTGATTACTCAGTCGGTGTCCGCGGACCCGTCTTCTCCGACGGGAGACACGCTCAAGATCGTCGCGCGCTGTGAAAACGCGCAGCAAGCGCTAGTGAAGGCCGAAGCCGCACTTCATCTGCACAACATGGTGTTCGTGGACGCAACGCTGGAGGGACCGGGAACCACGGTGCTGGTGGCCGGAAACAATGTACAGCTCAGCGGATGGGGCGCGCTGGATGGAACATACCTAATCGAGACGGCGCAGCATCATTTGGCGCGCGCGACAGGATACTCAACGTCGATTGCAGCGCGGCGGGTCAGCGCATGAATGACATAGTCGAATACCGTGAGCGATTTGCCTCGCTGAATCCCACTTTCCGGGTCGGAATCGTGCAGCAGCAGGACACGGCGCGCGCAAAGGTGCGCGTGGTGTTTCCGGATTACGACGAGGTGATCAGCTGGTGGCTGCCAGTTGTTTTTCCCAAGACGCAGAACGACAAGGCGTATTGGATTCCGGACATCGGCGAACAGGTCGTATGCCTGATGGACCTGCGCGATGAGGCTGGCGCGGTGCTGGGCGCGATTTATTCAGACGCAGACGTGCCGCCGGTGAATAGCGCCGACAAGTTTCATCTCGCGTTCCGGGATGGCACGAGCATCGATTACGATCGCGTCGCGCACCTCCTCGATCTTCTTTTCCAGGATACCACGCAAATCACCTACAACGCCCAGGTGCATCTGCTCGATCTGAAGTTTCAGGACCAGGGCGAGATCAAATACGACGGCACCGAGCACATTCTGACCGTGAGCCTCCCCCAAGGTGCGGCGTTCAATGTTACGGCGAACGGTGCACAGATGCAGATTGACTCGACCGGCAACGTCATCATCAGGGCGGCGGGACAGGTGCAGCTCGGAACCGGCCAGTTGGCTGGTGTCGCGCGGCTCGGCGATAGAGTTCAAGTGGGCGAGGCGACGGGAACGATCGTGACGGCAAGCACCGACGTGTTGGCGGGATGACGATGCCGGCGGGCGCAATCACACTGGCGGATATCACGTCGGCCGACTGGTCTTTGGCTCTGGGAGCCATCGGCGAAGTGGTGCAGGGAATCGCCGACGTCGAGCAATGCCTGGGGATAATCGTAACGACGCCACAGGGAAGCGATCCGCTGCGGCCGACTTTTGGTGCGGATATCTGGCGGTACATCGATTTTCCGATCAACCTGGCATTGCCCGCAATTGTGAGCGAACTGACATCGGCGATCACGACGTGGGAGCCGCGGGTAAATCTTGTTTCCGTGACGGCGCAACCCGTCAATGACGGGAGCGCGCAGTCGGGCGCGCATCTCGGCGTGACGCTCAACTGGCAGCTCAGGCTGGGCGTCACTGCGGCGCCGGTTCAGACCACGACCGTGACAATCCCGGGAGCGACGGTCTAATCCGGGCCGCGCCGACGGCGATGAAAGGATGAGTTGATGAGTGCGGGAATTCCATCGCTTCCGCCGCCGGTGTTTGTCAACGATGCCGACGGGCTCGATCCAAACCTAATCCTTGCCGACATGATTGCCGAGTTCGAGGCAGCCGCAGGCCGAACGCTTTATCCGGCGCAGGTCGAGCGGCTGTTGATCAATCTGTATGCGTACCGCGAATCGCTGGTACGCAACGCGATCCAGTATGCGGCCCAGCAGAATCTGCTCGCCTTCGCGTCGTTCCCGATGCTCGATTATCTCGGTCAACTGCTAAGCGTCACGCGACTGGCATCGCAGCCCGCGGTGACGACGCTCCAATTCACGTTGGCCAACGCGCTGACGGTGCCGTTCACGATTGCCGCGGGAACGCTGGCCGGCACGAACGACGGGCAGTTTGCTTTCGCGACCAGCGCGACGATCACCATTGCGGCCAGCGCAACTACCGGTAGTGTCGCTGCCACGGCGACAACTCCAGGAGCGGCTGCGAATGGATACCTGGCGGGGCAGGTCAACGTCCAGCTCAATCCGAATGCCTTGATCGCGAGCGTGACCAATACGAGCACGACCACGGGTGGATCCGCCCCTGAAACGGACGATCATCTGCGCACGCGCATTCAGGCTGCGCCAAATCAGTTCAGCGTCGCGGGGCCGATCGGAGCGTACCGGTTTTTTGCGATCGGCGCCGATCCGTCGATCATCGACGCGCAAATTGTCAGTCCGGCGCCCGGATCGGTGAACGCGTACGTGCTGACCGGACCGATTACAGTACAGCCGGCGGCGGCGCCAAACAGTGCGGGAGTCGCGAACTCCGCGCTGCTTGCGAAAGTGGCCGCGGTGCTGAACGCCGACACTGTGCGTCCGCTGACCGACACCGTCAGCGTGCTCGCGGTGACTGAGGTGGACTATCAGATCAACGCGACCGTGACGCTGTACTCGGATGCGGATCCGACCGCGACGATCGCCGCGGCGACCGCCGCCGTGCAGGAGCTGGCGCTTGAGCTGGCAGCCAAGATTCAGCGCGACATCGTGCCGAGCCAGATAATTGCGGCGCTGTCTGTCGCGGGGGTCTATGGCGTGACGCTCACGACGCCGGTGCTGACCACGCTTACGGCCGGGCAGTGGGCGAACTGTACGATGATCTCGCTGACGACGGCCTTCAGCACGGAGCACAGCTGATGCCCGAGCTTTCGGCCGCGCCGTCGATCAACGATACGCGCACGCAGGCGTTGCTGGTGCTGATCGCGCGGCTCGCGGCGCTCGATCTCACGACGCTGCTGATCTACCGAATCGACTCGGTGGTGGAAAGCGCGTTGCCGTTTCTGGCGTGGCAATTCGACATCCTGTCGCCGCTGTGGCAATTAATCGCGCCGGTGTCGCTCGGGGTCGATGCGCTTACGAACATTGATTTGCTGATCGACGTGGACAATCTGATCGAATCCGGCGGCCTGGTTTCGGTGCAGATGCTGACGGAGGTGGCAGAACGCGAACTGCTCATGAGCGCTATCCCGTTGCATCGATTCTGCGGTACGCCGTGGGCGATCAAGCAGGCGCTGACGTCGTTGGGCTGGACGGAGGTCACTCTGCTCGAAGGACAGTCGAGCTGGGGCGGCGATGCGTATCCGTCGAGTCAGGGATGGGCGGTGTTCCGTGTCATGATCAACCTTGTGGCCGGGCAGGGCGTCTCAAGTGGCGCGGTATCCACGGCAGCAGCAGCGGTTAATTTCTTCAAACCGGCGCGCGCGTGGATGGACTCGATATGGTTTGTGGCGCCGGCGATTTCCGACGCGGGGCCGGCGCCGTCAGACAATTTGACGCTCGGCGGAATTGCCCAGTACCAGATCGACGCGGCGCCAGCGCCCAATGACGACGCGCTGAAGCTCGCGATCGGGACCGCGCCGCTGACTGATGCGTACGGTCCGATTGTCCCCGTTTACGACGCTCACTATCTGCACAGCGGGATTACTTACGACGTCAACGAACCTGCGGTTGCAGATTCGGCGCTGATCGTCGACGGCACAGCCGTTTTGTACGGAGGTTAAAATGAGAAGACCGATTGGAATCGTGCGAATCCGTCTTGTCCAGCAAGGGCGTATTGTGTGGAAATACGAGGGTCGCAATCTTTTCGTGAACGCCGGGCTACCTGCCCTTGCAGCGCTGCTCGGAGGCGATACAACCGGCGAATTCGCGGTGGCGGTGGGATTCGGCTCGGGATCGAACGCACCGACGGTGACCGACAGCGCGCTGACCGCCCCCGCATATTACAAAGCGCTCGACAGTCACAGCGAGGACGGCAACGGCAGCGTGACCTTCAACTGGTCGCTGACGACGGCGGACGCCGGCGCGCAGGGGATAACCATTCAGGAGCTGGCGATATTCGCCAATCATGCCAGCGCGGGACTGCCCGGAACGACCGCGCCGACTCCGATGCTCGCGCGCAAGACGATAGCACCAATAGTCTTCGGCGCGGGAATGAGTATCAGCGGTACGTGGACGCTTACCTTCTGAGGTAGTCAATGGCTACACTAATCGACGCCCCCGAATTCACCTCCAATGAGGTGTATCAAATTCAAGCAACCGATCCGGTCGAAGGCGCTGCCAGCGGCGCGAGTTTCAGCGGGACAGGTATCTCCAATCAGCCACATCAGCAACTGGCTAATCGCACCGCGTTTCTGAAACAGCGCCAGGACGTAAATATCTCGAATATCGGCGTGTTGCAGGCCTTCCAGGTGCTGTTCACGGGCAAGATGGCGCCGAACGGCTACATCAAAATCCCCGTGAATGACATCAATAAGGGGCTGATTCAGTACATCATCCAGTGGGGATGGAACAGCGGCACCGGCAAGGATTCCGACTGGACAGTTACATGGCCGATCGCATTCCCGAATAAGTGCGTCTGGGCTTTGGCCTCACTCTCGAATGGAGCAGACGACAACGCTTGCGGGGTACTGGTGATGGAGACGGTGAGCTTTGCAAAAGCGAGCGGGATCTTCAAGTCCGATTACGACGGTGTCGACACGACATACGACCTCAACGATGGCTTCTACTGGATCGCGATCGGATTCTGAGGTTATCGAGGAAAGCCGCCGATTGGTGGAATGGTGATGGATTTGAAACGGAAGATTTCACGAACGCTTCGAGGTGTGACGTTCGCCGCGATGATCCTGCTCGTCGCGAGTGTGGAGGCGCTGGCGCAGAATCTGCCACCGCCCGGAGCTTATCAGCCGATCCCTAACTTCACCGGCGTGGGAGCGGGATTGCAGTTCCGCGAAGCGATCAATGATCGATTTTCGGGTGCCCAGCCGATCGCGCCGACGCTTGTTCCGGTCAACGCGGCACAACTTGCAGCGACGCCAGCGATCAATGGAGGCTTGCTCTATTGCACCAACTGTCAAGGGAATGCGAGCTGCTCATCGGGCGGGAGCGGCGCCGTCGCATTAGGAATGGGCGGCGACTGGAACTGCAATGTCGCAAATAGCGGCGGCCTGTCCTCGGTCACTAATGATTCTAACGTGACCGGCACTCTGAGCAGCGGCGGCACGCATCTGACCATCGGATGGACCGGGAATCTCCCTGTGTCGCGTGGCGGCAGCGGCTGCCCCGGGGGGCCAATCGTGTTCTCAGCATTGCCCGGGTCGCCAGCAACGGGAACGACCTGCACGATTACGGACGCGCAGTCATGCGTAGTTGGAACCGCTATCACCGGCGGCGGATACACAACGAAATGCCAGATCACCTGGAACGGAGCAAACTGGATGCCGGCCGGCGGCGCTACCGGCGTGGCCAGCGGCGTCAGCAACGCCGTTCTTTACGCGGCGAACTATTCAGGTGCGACCTGGGCTGAGCAGGTAATGGCAGCAATCGCGGCCCTTCCTGCGTACGGTGGCACGGTTGACGCGCAAGGGCTATGCACCGGCAGCACGCTCACGACCGCCGATGAAAACGTCGCGCTCGGCAGCGCCAGCAAGACGGTCAAGTTGCTGCTCGGTCCCTGCACCTATTCGCTTGGCACGAATCAGATTCAGGCCTATCAGGGCGCAACGCTTTCAGGCGTGAGCTGGGTTGCCACGAATATCACTTGCACGGGATCGGGAACGTGCATCGCCGCGGGCAACCCGGCCGGCAATTACGACCTCACCTTTGAAAATTTCTCGATTAACGGGAGCAACACTTCCGGCAGCGTCGGGATCGACTGGAGTCAGATGTACCAGTCGCAGGCGTACAACATTCTGGTCGCGGGATTCGACACCGGATGCATCTTTGGCAACGGCGACGTGGACGTGAAGGCGGCTTACTACGACCACATCTTCAGCAGCCAGCTCAAAGGAATCACCTACGCGGTCAACTTCACGGCCAGCGCCAACCAGGACAGTATCGTCGGCGGCACGGTGTTCTCCGACGGGACTGGAGTGCTGATGGCAGGGCAGGTCGATGAACTCGACGACGTGGATATCGAAGGCACTCCGAATCCCATCTCGATTTCAGGCAGTTACAACGTGGTCTATCCGGGCTACGGCAGCAACGTGATCGCGCTTCAATCGGGCGCGTACTTCAACCAGATCATCGGCACGCAAGGCGACAT